GGTGGGTGGTTCGCGGCTGTCTGCCTCCCGGCCCGCCTGCTGCCGTTGCCGGAGCTGCTTGTGCCTTTCGGGACCCATCCGTTGTCATCGTCCCATTCGAGGTCTTTGTGGGAGCTGTCCCACTGTTTCGCGTTCTTGCGCTTGTTGTAGTTGTTGATGGCGTTGTTGTAGGCGGAGTTATAAGCATCTGCTGCAGCGCCGATGCCGTTCTTCAGGTTGGCCAGCGCTGCCGCTGCGCCTTCGATTTTTGCGACCAGATCATTGATCCAGTCCACCACCGTGCCGATGGCGTTCTGTGCGATCTTTTTCACAGACGCAAATGCGGAGTTGACGGCATTGCGGAAGGTCTCGCTGGTCTTATAGGCCGTCACGAGACCCGCTGCCAAAGCTGCAAGTAAAGACACTACAAGGCCGATGGGGTTCGCCTTGAGAACCGCGTTCAAACCTGCCTGCGCGACTGCAAGACCGGTCGCCCCGGCTTCGGCGGCTTTGTGAGCAGCGGTCATGGCCGTGGTCGCGGCTGTGTGGATCACTTCGATTGCAGTAGCGGCAGCCACATAGCCCTTGTAGGGCCGGGATGCCGCTCCGGCAGCGGCCACAACAGCCGTTGCAATGCCGATGGTCTCCTTGAGCTGGGCCATCTTCTCGTCGCTGTCGAGGAAGGAGACCACCACCTCGTTCAGCTTGACAACCAAATCACCCAGAGCCGCAAACAGGCCGCTGGTCAGCTCACCGGTCAGGGCGCTGACATTATCCTTCAGGGTGGACATGCGCCCGCTGAAGGTCTGGCTGGCTTCCAGCATACCGTTGTAGAACTGCCCGCCCTGACTGGTGGCGGCTTCCACAGCCGCTTCCAGCTCGCTGAAGCTGACCTTGCCATCCGAGATGCGCTTGTACAGGTCGGACATGCTCTCGCCGGTGGCATCACAGATCTGATTCAGCGGGTTGAAACCCGCATCGATCATCATGTTGACGTTTTCCAGCGTGACCTTCTGGGCGCTGGACATCTTGCCGTAGGCGCGGGTCAGGGTCTGCAGCTTCTCGGCGTTGCCCAGCGAGATATCACCCAGCCGCTGCAGCACACCGGTGGTGTCGTCTGCCGCAATGCCGAACTGCAGAAGGGTCTGGGTGCCGCTGGTCAGGTCATCCAGCGAGAAAGGCGTGGATGCCGCCATTTTGCGGATCTCGGAAAGCTTTGTGGCGGCGGCCTCCTCGCTGCCCAGCATGACCTTGAAGTTGGTCAGGTAGCTTTCCATGGTGGCGTTGTAGTCCACGCCGCTCTTGACCACCTCGGCCAGCTTGGATGATGCCTGTTTTGCAAAGTCCGCGATCATCTGCCCGGCGGCTACCGTCCACTTACTGGTGCTTTTTTCTGCCGGGTCGCTGTTCAGCCTTACTTCACCGGTGATGCTGAAATCTGCCACTGTGTCCACCTCTCATTCGGAGCGCGGGCACAAGGGCACAGGCTGTTATAACTTGATCTCTACCTCCCGCTTACAGGCGGGATTTTTGCATTTTACCCACAGGCCATGGGCGGATGCGGCATTTTCTGCCCACACCGGCAGCGCCCGGCCGCAATAGGGGCAGGGCACCGGGGCGCGGCTAATGCCGGAACCGTGCGAGGAACGCAGCGTCATGCTCTTCGACGGACACGACACGGGCTGCACCCCCTCTCAGCTCAGCAGGCAGGGCAAAGCGCTCCTGCAGGTCGGCGTAGCGGTCGCGCATACTGCCCTCGTACTCGGACAGGTCCATGGTGCGCCAGCTCATGATCTTTGCCATGAGGGTATCTTCCGGCAGGGCGGCGAACAGCGCACGGAACCGAAACCAGTGCAGTTTTGCGGTGGTCAGGTCGATGCCGTAGGCCTGCTGGAACGCCGCCACGATGTAGGGCGCGTCGCACCGGTAGTCGAATGTGGGGCCTTTGTCGGGGCCGCTGGCGGCATCGTTGGACGTAGGTTCTGCGGCCTGCTCTCCGGCAATGTAAAACTCGATGAGATGCTGATACGCTTCCATGCACGCCTGAGCATTGTTCAGCAGCGGCTGCGGTTCGCAGTAAAACCGCCGGACGGCGCGGCACGCCAGTGCCAACGGGTCCTCTTCCGCTCCGCGCCGGTAGACATTGCTCAACCACACCATGTGCCGGAAATCCGGGTCGATGTGCCTGCCGTGCCACACGGTGGGCAGGGTGTCCGTCAGCAGGTCAGTCATGGCAGCCTGCCGCGAGTTTCAGCGCGTATTCGGCCAGCTTCTGCATGGCTTCCGGGTCGTCCCTGAGCGAGTCCATGGCAACGCGGGCGTCGGCCAGCCTGAGCGCGGCATCTGCGGGGTCCTCGTGAATAGTTACCTTGGGCGGCATACGGATGATTTTGTCGGTTTCAACGATGCGCCCCGCCGTCCGGGTGCGCTGACGGGCTTTCTGCTCGGCCCGGCGCTGCTCCCGGTTCATGAGCTGGGCAGGCTTTGCGGCATAGCGCTGTTTCTCGGCGGAAAAGGCATTGCCCAGCTCCTCGATCACGTCATAGATGGGGGCCATGTTGTTTTCATCCAGTCCCAGACGGGCGGACGAGCCTGCACCGAGGATCTCGTCGATGCAGTCCATGGCAATGCGTGCCTGTGCACGTGCATGGTCGCCCAGACGGACACCGCCGCGCCGGAACTGCTCCGACTCCTCGGCGCTCCGGCGCTGCATCCGCTCGTTGGCATCCTCAAAGCGGTCAAGGTCGTTGGCGTTCATCAGGGAAAATTCAAATTCCTGTCCACAAATAACCATGTTCTGGCTCCTTTCTTGGGCCCTGTGCCGGACTTGCACCGGCGCTTACTGATGTTCAGGGCATAAAAGATCCCCGTTCCGGGTATGGAGCGGGGACTGTGTTTGAAAAAAATCAGCCCTTGACGGCCTTGGCAGGCTCAGCGGACTGGGTGGCGGGGTTGTAGTCAAACTCGTCCGGCGTGCCGATGGCCTTCACGTCGCAGGCAAAGGTGGCCTTGGAACCGGCTGCACCGCCTACGTCGCTGGTGACGATGATGGCAGCGCGGCCCTGTTCGCCCTTGCCGGTGCGCAGGCTGAAATAGATGTACGGCACGATGATATCGCTGCCGGTACCGTACACAATCTTGTGGCTCAGCACAAAATCCTGAAAATCATCGCCCACGCAGCGGTCGCCGTTGACGGTAAGGGTGCGCTGGGTGCCGGTCTTTTCGGTGACGTTGCCGGTACGGATGTACTGAGCATCCTCGGTGGTGGCGTTCAGGGAGCCGGAATGCTCCTTCACATGGTCGGCGCAGACGATCCACTGGCTTTCCTTGGTCTGGGTGCTCTCGATCTGGAACGCCAGCACAAAATCGTTCGCCGTCTCAATGCCGGTATACGACGCGCTGGGCGTGATGCCGGACTTGGTAATGGCTTCAGATACAGTCATATCAAAACTCCTTTCATTTGGGCATGTAGTAGGTCAGGCGCATTTGCAGCTGCATCTTACAGCTGCCCGCGCTGTTTGTGACGATGTAGCCGCTGTTCGTCACGGCAATGCCGGTGGGGGTTTTATTCCCGCCACAGGCCGAGAGGTCGGGCAGGTTATGGCGGGCATCCTGCTGCATGACCCACTCGGTGAGCTGCTCGAAAAAGCCGCTGTTCTGGATGTTAACGGCATCCACCTCGCTGTACTCCCGGCGGCTGAGGAAGAGGTAATTCTTCGCCATTTCCCAGCCGGAGATGTACTCGGTGATGATGGGGTCACCGGGGCTGTCCTCGATGGAAAATGCGGTGGATTCTTCTTCCAGCCCGGCAATGCGGAAGGCCGCGCCGGTGGCTTCCTGCTCGTCGGCAATCAGCGGGCAGGTCTTGAGCCATGCCCGCAGGGCGGCAATGGTGGGCTTTACGGTTTCGCTCATTTGTTCCCTCCCAGAAACTGCTTTGCGGCATCATGGGCGAACTTTTCAAGCTCGTCCTTGTGGTCTGCGATGGCGTTCTGTCCCCAGTAGGAACCGCGATGACGTTCTGTTTCGCCCCTCGCGCCGTGAAGGTCTGTGCCCTGCTCATGCAGATAATACTGTTTACGGGCGTAGGGCGTATTGTACACCAGTTTGCCGTCCTTGAAGTCGGATGCAGCACCGTTCACGCTGTCTTTCAGCTGACCACTGTCTAGCGGAACATATTTGTCCACAACATCGGCCACTTTCTGAGAAAAGGCAAACTGCAACCTTGCAAACCGCGCATCCATGTCGGCCTGAAAGCCGGGCCGGAACGTGATCTTGAAATCAAAAACCGGTGCGCTCATACGATCAGCTCCCTTCCACGTGCCAGTGGGGCAGCAGCGGCTCCCGGTTATCGGAGACAGCCGCCGCCGTGCAGCACAGGTGCGTTTTTTCGAGTTTGGCATACTCGGCTTCGGTCAAGGCAGGCACCGCGCCCTGCACCAGCTTCCAGCCGCGTTTCAGGGTCCAGTGCTTGGCCTTTTCCGCAGCAGACAGCGCCGCCCACTGGGCGTAGGGCAGATAGCCCATGGTGCACACGCTGGCCGGGATGCGGATGTGGGTGGTGCGCTCCGGGTCCTTGGCGGTGCCGGAGCCGGAGGTGGAGCGGCATTCCCGCCAGCTGCACCCCGGGAACACCCAGCACACCGGCCTGTCTGTCTCGGTGGCAGTGTCGTGGATGAGGTTCACCACAGTAACAGCTGTCTGCATCACAGAATCCCCCTGTACAGCAGATCGTGCGGGTCACTGCCCAGCGCGGTGCGGATGATCTCATAGGCTTCCTGCCGGGCGGCGGCGGTCACGCTGGCATTGCTGCCGAAGGTGACGCTGAGCGCGGAAGAATTCAAAGCGGTCGGCGACGGCCTTCTCAGCGAGCTGGAAAAGCTGAAAAAATGATAAAAAAATGGGATGTACCGCGCGGTACATACCATTTTTT